CCGTCAACATCCATGACAACCGTCCCAGAAGTATTAGCAACAGATGGGAGCCACCGAACGCGACCCCCGGTGATGTAACTTCTGATATCTTCTTTGGGGGCAACTGTCGTAAGAGTTTGAGCGTTGGCAGTCCCGGCACCAGTGAAATAATCTGAAGCTCCACACATCATGGCAATCGCCGCTGCCATTTGACTGCCATCTCCTGCGCTAAGGGAAATCCCTAGTCCTTGAATAATGGTCTGCATTTCTGTAGGAATTTGGATAAATTCTGTTGCAGGCAATTGCCCATTCGGAGGACCAGCACCGTCAAGTTTTCCAGTTAGATCTTGCATTGTTTCTCCTATACCTCTATAACGATGATGTCGTTAGTTGCTGGCTTGAGCTTCGTAAACAAACATTCCATTTCCTCTTTACTTGGATTCGTAAATGGGATAGGAAAATCAAGTGGGAAAGTCAGGTCTGCTGGAACTACGACACGAATGACAATTGTATTCCTTGCAGTTTTCACGTCAGCGAAATCGGCTGGAATAGCGAATGGTGGCGAAGCAGTTCCATATCCACCATCACCAGGAGGGACATGATCAATACCACTGTTTACTTCTATGGAGAGGCCGAACAGAGCTGCAAGCGTAACGAAATCTGCAGGTGTCTGAACACCAAGAGAAGCAAGTTTAATGACAATGTTCCTACGCCTTATGATTGGATTAGAATGCTCTCTAAAGCACTCATCAGGAATCTTTAGCGCAGACTCCCACTCATCAAGGAACAGTTCGGTCTCGTCTGGTATGCTGTCAAACAAAAGGTTTATCGTGTCATAGACACGTATATTCTCTTTTGCCATACCGCGAAGAATCAAATTCGCGACATGACCAACGATACGAAATGTGATCCAAGCTTTTCCACCTGGCATGAACCTGGCTATGATCTTCGTTTCTACATCTACACTTCTGCTCATGGCGGTGTCACCGTTCCGAGAGTTACGAGTTGCGCCGAGGTCGTGGTGATATCACCTGTAGGCGTTGACAGTGTGAAAGTTTCAACCGTATCGCCATTGCTGGTATCAACCGTATTAGCAATCGCAGAACGGTAGACATCTTCGTCAACGTCAACTCCAACCTCTGGAACTTCTTCAAAAAATTGCTGAAGCCTTGCGCTTACTGCCGCGAACATCGAGTCAGTTGCTGGCTGAAGATCAGTGAAAGTGAAGTCCTGTGAAAGCTCAGAAGGAGCGCTGACAATCACATCTGCGTCAGAAGTCGTAGCTGGCTTAATCTCCAATAGCTTGTTTTTCGCAGTAGTGATTTCAGGAGCAGAAGGTATTGGACTAGAGTCTTTGTCTCGTGTGAAGTACACAGTGACTTGACCGACTGCCGGAGTGATCTCTTTTACGAAAACTCTCGTAATGCCAGTGACCAATTTCATTTGAGCGATGATGTCTGAGACATTGAAGTGTGCGACTGGATTCTGTAATCGCTCAAGAAATCGTACACGGAATTCTGTATCAATCTCCTGCTTAGCTCCACCTTCTACGGGGAGCTGAAACAAAACTGAAGCTTCGTCAGTGACCCCGGTGATCGGTGTTTCCAGTGTCATCACCACATCGGTAAGCTGATTTTGTGGATCACCATACTTTACGGATGTGACACTAACGAGAGCGAAAAAGGCACCGTATGTGAGAGTCCCTGTTGCTGGGGTTGCCGGAGTTCCGGCAACTTCATATGTAAATGTCCTGTTCCCAGTAACAATGATATCTGGATTCACAAGGTTATACTCAGCTTCGTTCGCACCGTTAATCGTAATTTGCGCATTCGATGCGAAAAAGTGATTCGCAGTAGTCGTTACCTCCGCAACAGATCCTGAGCGTGTAATCGAAACAATGGAATTATCTACGGGGACTCCAGCAGTTGTCAAAGAGTCAACTGTATAAGACTTATCCCCGACTTTGAAAACCGTTCCTGGAGGTATGAGTATACCTAGACCTGTAAACGCATGGATTCTTCCAGTGGCTTGAGTTGCGGCCAATCGAACTATTCCCCATATTGCAGCCCATCGCGCAAGAAATTCACCGGTTGCTGTGTCAGGAAGTTGCTGCAAGGCCGTTTGAGAAAGAGCTTTGTAGAATTCGAATGTCCGATTGCTTAATCCGCTAATCATTCCACCAAGCCAAGCCATCGAAAGAAATGGATTGCTCGAACCCAACTCTCGCTGAACATCTACTTTAGTTCGCTGAGAAATCTCAGTCGCATTTTCAGGAGTATTAATCGCCATTTACTTCCCCGTATTCTCCCAAAGATTAAAGTATCTAAGAAATACAGAAGAATCAGGACGAATGATTTCAACTGCAATTTGAATACCTTCATGAGTGCCGGAAGAGTCTACACGCACAGAGAGTGCTAGTTCTTCTTCGACCATTTTTGAAAGTGCTTGAAGCGCATATTCTTCTGAGAGATTAACATTAGCTGGAGTAACATCCGCTTGATCAAGAAGCCATAGCTTTGAACCCATCTCAAAGCCTGGAGTTTCTTCGTTACCAATCCACCCTCTACGATTTTCTGAAGTCGCAACTTCACTTCCATCTGCGCGAATATCTGTGAACAATGCTACGATGATATATGTTTCAAACGCGTCTTCTGTTTCAATGTCCCCATCTTCAGTTAGCGTCATCGTCCAGATATTGTCTGAGTCTAGAGTAAGCTTCGCATCGATGCCAGTGCTCATGTGCCCATTCCCTCGACTCTTGCTTTTAACGCAACCATCAATGCTTTGAACGCTGCCGTCGTTGGTCGATCACCAGAATGAGTTACTTCTAAGTCATGCATTGACTGGATCATTTCTGCGAGTATAGCGATAACTTCTTCACCACCAAAATTTCCTTCAAACAATGCGCCATTCATGACGAGATTGCCCGTAGTCGTTACTTCAAGATCACCGTTAGCCTTGAAATGAACCTTCGCTCCAGTAGTTGGGTTGAATATCCCAGAGTCATTCTTTGCTTGTGCTGGTCTATTCGTCGGGTCATCAGGCCAAACTACACGTTGTTCATTGCCGCCAACTCTTTCAAGTCTAGCCATGCAATCATCTGGATTCCCGAATACTCCATACCCGTACCATCCAATTGCGTCAACTGGCTTGCCATGATATTGAATCTTATGTTTCGGAAAGTCACGTGTGCCGTCGTCTTCCTTTATGACATGTACGAATTTTTCAGACATTCCCAATAGCCTCAAGTTGATACACATCACGATTTACGAAACGCAAATTCGAAGAATGCCCGCTATCTTTATCAAGGCTAAATATGACTTTGTCTAAAATCATTTCTTCCTTCAGTCCGCCTTTCACGACGAACTCATCAACTACTGGGAGAATAGTTCCTACAGCCCAATTCTTACCTGTCTGGTTCTTGTACCCATCAACATTACATTGATAAAATCTTCCACGTGCTCGGCGAATAGCAAGCTCCCATGCAGAACGATCCTGAGCTTCTCCTTCAGAGCTTGCTACTTCACTTTCGAAAACTAGCTGTCGTGTCTGCCGAACCTGCGCATCAGTTGCAATGCCACGATTATCAACAATTTTCCCAGCGGTAACAGAACCTGATTCATTTGCTGCGATAATATTGAACTGACTAATGTCGATATATTTACCAAACCTTTTCAGACCGCTATCCTTGAACGTGTAGGTTAGGACGTTGTTGTTGTCATCACCATCAATGTGAGTAATGGCTGCGTCAATTTCTTTCCCAGAAGCACGAGTAACCATTAGATCACCATTAGCTGTTGGAACAAGCAACGAGTGACGTTTTAGCGCGAGACCCATAACGTAATCTAATGCTTTCCCTCCAGGCTCTGGCGTAGCAAGGTCTTCAGCTTCAGTGAATAGTTGCAACTCCCGTGCTACCTTACCACTAAATCCCGTAGCCCAATTCTCTAATCCGTAGAAACGAACATACTCGCCACCGACATCATCTATAACTTTGACATCAAGTCCAAGATGATTGATCACATGCTCAATGCAACGCTGTAACGAAACCGGAGGTCTTAAATCTCCGAGTACATTGATTCGACTATCAACTAGATCCGCCAATTTATCACGTCCAACAATAGCGATTTTATGAGAGCTCTTAGTCCCACTAGTTGTGATCTCTTCAACGAACCCAGTTAAAAATTTCTCTTCTCCAATGTATATCTTACACTTGTCGTCACGCTTAAAAGGTACATGCTGCTTCGAGTCTGAAACTGCATCAAGGACGAATGAACGTGAAAGCTCGCGCAATGAAGCAGTAGCATTCATCCCAGTGAATCCAGAATACTGCTTTCCGTTTACCTCGATGACAACATTTCTATCACTCATGCTGTAAGTATCTTAATCGTTCCAGAGATATCGTCTGAGTGCTGATATCCATTTAACTCAGTGATTGAATCACCCAACTCTGAACTTCCGTAATATTGATATGCAAGCAATCTTGCAGAAGTCGGGGTGCTTTCAATTTCAATAATTCTTCGCGCAGTTATTCTCGCTTCATCAAAAACTTTTTGAGCTGCAAAGCGCAGGTCCGTAAGAGACGCATCCTGTGATAGGCTCGCAAACTGATCCTCAAGTATTTCGTTTATCTCATCAATCTCTTCTACAGTTTCGAATTCAATTAATGAAGCCTGAAGGTACGCTTGACTAATCGCTAATATGTTTACACCATTGTTGATTGCTTCCTTATTCGCGGCTCTCTCGATGCTCACTGCTGTCTGAATACTTGTGTCTACACTCCCTTCCCCGAAACCAAACAGGTTCACTAGAGTCCCGAAGGTTCCACGAACAGAAGTATAGAGACCACCGATTGACTGAATGCTATTGGTTAATCCATCAGCTATACGTTGCGGAGTCGCAACAAGACCAGCAATGTCCGAAGAAAGATTACCGATGCCAGTGTTGAATTCGTCAAGCTTATCGAGCGCTATATTCGTTTTTTCTGCGGCCTTTTTGATAGCGTCAATTGCATCGCCTACAGTTTCCATCGCATCAGCAAAATTGCCTGAGTTCTCAACTCCAAAACCTTCTGCGATACTAGCGTTCGTTTGTTCATCAAGGCTATTCGAGAGAGCATTTACTTCGTCAATAGAGGCCGGTGCCTTAACTACAATTTCGTCAATGCTTGAAATCTCAAGGGTGAATGTAACAGGTGTCAGACCAATGAATTGCTCAGACTCTTCTATTTCCCATTCAGAGCATATTGCTGCTGGAATATCCGGACCAAACGGATTTACGAATATGCCTGGAGTAGACATCGCAAATGCGCTCAGTAAATTCTCTTTCATCTCAAAGTATGAAGGATTCTCCGACATCTCGCCCTCATTGTCTAGGACAAACCTCGCTGAGATGAATCCAGCTACTGAATAGATGTTATCATTATTTCCAAGGTCCTCAACCTTCTGCTTGCTTGAGTTAAGAATCTTTTTACGAGCAAGCGCTTTCCCTCCACCAGTCGTTACTTTAGTGGCGAACAAAGTTGCACCATGAAACTTAGCAAGTTTCAATTTGCTTTTCAAGTCAGTGACTGCCATTTCAATTCCCGTATGCCGTGGAATAATTGCCAGTGTCGATTATCGTATTGCCTTCCGTACGAGTGTCAACCTCCTTGATCACACCGGGCTCAGCCTCAATCACGATCTTAACTTCAGACTTGTTCTCAATCATCGCGTTGTCGATGCTACCAACGAGCTTGTGGGTAGTGTCTGACAATCCGAGGAACTCAAATCCACCAACGATAAGATCCTTAATTTGTGCGAACTTGTTGATAATGCCGCCCAAGACACCTTCAAGAATTGGCCCGATCGTACTCCAATACTTCACCATAAGTTTGCCAGCTACAATAAGAGCAAGCACGGCAGCGACAGCGATAGTGACGGGCCAGAACGCAAACGAGAATGATATGCCGAGATATGCAAGCCCGATTTTCAACATTGCAATCGTCGCTATCAGTCCACCAAGCGCAATCATTAGTGGCCCAAGGACAATAAGGATTCCAGCGAGTGCGATCCCAGTCTTCATGATTCCAGGATGAGCCTTCGCCCATGCAGGAAACCATTCCTGGAATTCTTTCAAGTGCTTTGTCATACTTACGATCGTAAGATCTATCCCTGTGGTCTCACGAATAGCGTCACCGATGACTGCCATCGACATCGTGATATTATCGCTTAAAGTTGAGATCAATCCTGGGAATGTATTCGACATCTTGAGCATCATGTCGTGGAAGAGGCCGCCCTTCTTCGTCATGCTTTGGAGGGCGGCGTCAAGATGAGCGAATGTCATCTTGCCCTTCGCGAAGAGCTTGATGATCTGATCTTTGGTCTTGCCCATCGTCTTCGTCATGGCTGGCCAAAGGTTGATGTTCTTCTCCAAGAACTGAGTCATTACCTCCATGCTGAACTTGCTTGACTTACCTTTCAAGAAAGGTTGGGCTACTTCTGCTATCGACTTATTAACTCCAGCCGCGATATCTCCTAGAGTCTTAAGTCGAGCTGTAAGTTCACTTGCCTTGAATCCGACACTTAGCAGACCAGTCGCTACGCCAGAGACTCCTTCAAGTTGGAACGGCGTGCTTGCGGTAAAAGCGATAACTGATTTCAAAGCCTGCTGACCCGCTTTAGCACTTCCCGTCATCGTCTCAAACGCAACACCTATCTGTTCAATCTCCCCGGACTTCTTCAGCGCGAGTATCCCAAACGCAAGGATCCCGGCCCCCAACAAACTGACTTTCGCGCCAGCACCAGATATTGAGGAGCCGAGAGCCTTGTAACTCTTTGAAGCTTCTTTTGCGTTCTTGGCAGAAGCCCTCACGGATTTGGAGAATTTCTTGGTTGCGTTTCTCGCCTTGTTCACTACTCGGGAGTAATGATCGCCAGCAACGAAATTAACTACCGCTTTGAACCCCATGATCTATGCCTTTCTGCTTCTTGCTTCTGCTTCTGTTGAATCTTGACCATCTTGTTGCGTACGAAATAAAGTTCTTCGATCGGCATATCAAGTAGATCCTCGTACGAAAACCCCTTGAACAGAGCAGCCATCTCGACTACGTTTTCGATGAGGCTTTCTTCTGTTTCATCAATACCGATCGAACGATAAAATTCACCATGTATGAACCAATCATTCGTTCGGAATCTTCCATGCTCATTCTGTCAAATAGCTCTGTGGTCATCTCCACCTTGCCTTCGATAAATGCTGAACCTCTACACATCAAGGCGCGTGCACGATCGAAAAACTCTCCAAGGTCAACGCTTGAAGAACCAATCAGGATTGCGACTTCCTCCGGGTCCGGCTCCTCTTCCTTTGTATCCGTTTCGTCCTCAGGTTCTTCAGTCTTCTTTTTCTTGGAATCCTGCTCACCGCTAACCTCATGCAAGGCTCGAAGAAACTGCTGTTTCAAGAACAGACAGTCTCTTCGGTTCCTCGTAGTTGGCGCTTTCAGGATCACGAGCGTTGCTTCTGAAGTTCCCCCGTCAACTGCATACTGAATTGGTTCTTCAAGCTCAAACTCAATTTCTCTTCGAATTGCCATTGGGCTCCCTCACTTTCTAAACGGCAGGATCAGATGAAAACTCGAGCGTGATCACAGTGTCGGATCCAAAAGCGACCTCGTAATCCCCCAGCAAAGCAGCTCGAGTGAATGTCTTCAGGACCTCTCCTTCGTCGTTTTTCGCGACAGCCTGAATAACATTTCGGTTCTTGTTCTTCTTCATTGCCCGAACTTTCTTCACGGTGTCAACCGTTACGGGAACGTCCATCATCACTTTACTGATCTCGGTAGAAACATCTTCTGCGTAAAGCTGCTCACTCGTGCCGCCACCAGAAGAAACGGCAGTCATCTGCTGCTCCCCCAGACCTTCAGTATACCTGAACGTATTCGGCATGAACTCAAGGTCTTTGTTATTCACAATGGCGCGACAATCGTTGATCTGGATCATCGATTATCCCTCCCCGACTGTGAACGCGATTTGAATAGTAGCAATCACGTTCCTGATCTGCGTCACGATTGGCACCCTCATGAAGATGATGACCGCACCGGTAAGCAAATTAAGGTCAACTGTCTTATTGTCCTTGAAGAAGTTCAATGGACCTTCACCAGCCTGTGTCAAAGCAAACGACCTGCCAGAAAGATCACTATACAACTTGTCCATGAACGCACTGATACTTTCAGCGTTTTCTTGCTCACGGTCACGAACCAAGATACCCTCAGTCAAACGAGACTGGGCGTATCTATCACGAACGTTGTTGACCATGTACTCACGAACTTGACTCGAAGTGTCAATGTAATTCAGAAAACCCCAAGTCGGATCAGGATTACCAGCCGAATCATTCTTGTACGTTGTCCGAACAGCACCAAGAATCGTTGCGTTACCAACGACATTCTCGCCGATGATAGAACCGCCAAGAGCCTCAAGCGCTTTAATGTTCGCACGTGTGAATCCGAGACCGTCGAACGAAAGCTCACTATCGATCGGCGTGTTGTGGTATGGAAGTGAAGCTGATCCAGGCCCACCACGCTGATCCAATGCAGCATTCGCAACAACGATATCGGAGATATTGTGATCGGCAGTAAAGCGCCGAGCACGAACCCCACAGAATCGAGCAGTCAGCTCATAACTCGTAGCGAATCGTGTCACGATTCCGCCACGACCTCCCCCGCCGTTTTCTTGCTGAAGGAACGTAACGAGTGACTTAGAGTTCAACAGCGCGAGCTTGGTGCTGTGACCTGCAACGACGTCGACCATTGTGCAGATCGCCACACCGTCAAGCACTTCAGCCTCAGCGTTGAACCGAGCATCAAGGAAATCAGCAGGTTCACTGATGTCGTCAATGTCTGCAGCTCCAGACTCATCGAATGGCCACGCTATCGTGTTGTACCTGATGTTCGTGACGTTGTCAAACACGTCAGTAAGATCAGGATTAACAGCACCGGCGACACCGTCAACAAACGAGGTCAACGTGATCCCAGGACAATTGCTAACGTCGAGCATGAACCCAACGTCAATATCCTGACCCTTGTGAACACACGTCCATGTCATTACAGCGGTGGGAGCTGCAAGGATATACGGACTCGTGAGATCTTCAAGATCCCATGCAGTCTTAATCAGCCCGGCGGCGTCTGCGGCTGCGGTCGCATCAGGGATAGCAACCGTCACCTTACGATCCAATGAAGAGATCGTAACGTCGATCGTCCCGGCAGCAGTTGAACTCCCAGCGATAGTCGCAACAATCGTTCCAGCAGTTCCGGCAACAGCTTCAAGGATTGGCTTGACATCGAACTTCGTCACGTGTTCTTCTGGGAACCCGCTCTTCGAGTTTGACTTCTTGAATTCCCGAACCATGTTCGCGAGTTGAGAGCGTGGACCGAAATCCGTGTTCTCTACGCCAGCATAATTCTGGAAAACCATTTTGTCCGTATGGACCTTTACACTATCGTATGTCGCCGCATCGACTAGCCCAGTAATCAGCACCTTATGATCAGCATTAGGAACAACTGTATCAGCAGAAACTAGGGTGAAATCGGCGGTAGGCTCTCGAACTACCTGACCCATTATTCACTTTCCTCCAGCTCGGGAGTGGCTTCCATTACTTCTTCCGTAGGCTCAACTTCCGGAGCCCCAAGGAATCCGTCTCGGACCCGTTCCCTGTTCGCATACTCAAGGGGGATGCCCGTCCGACTGCACCATAGAGTCAGTACTTCACCTTGTGAATGAATAATTTTGTTTGAGTTACTGGGATCCCGGATGTCCGCGAGCACAGTGAACTCAAGCTCTTGTGCGTCCTTTCTCATTTCATCTCCATCCAATCATTGCGGAACGATTATTTGAACGTTCGCAGTTTGCATTGTTTCTACTTCAGTCCCATCCTTGATCGCTAGTTCTAGCGAGAATTGCTTGAATGCAACATCCGGTGATTGCCTGACCGTATCTCGGTCAGAAAGATCGCATGTTTGTTGGAACGAGAATGCATGAACATAAATCGCTCCATCAAAATGTGCCCTGCCATGATTCATAAAATGAACATGACCCTGCTCTCCAACACCGAATTGAGAATCGAATCGGTGCATGAGAATAGACTTACAGATGCCTTGAAACATTGTCTCGCAATCGTCACGAGCCTGCCTAGCGAGTGCATCGCCTGAAACGTTTTTCATAACATACAGAGTAAACGGCTGGATTGTAATTTGGCGAAAGAACTCGCCTGCGCTTGAGTCTTGAATTGAATCAGTTCTAAGATTTCGATCCTTGGAAGCGAATACATCTTCAAGAAAGCAAAACATCCACCAATCAACTTGCTTGTCGTTCTTGTATCCCTTTATGAATCCTTCAAGGTCAACACCACCACCAATGCGAGGGCGGGCACGGATTTGTGATTCTGAGTCAAAGAACGGCTGTCCGGTAGTAGAGCGACCGTCATTGACTGCGAAAGAAGTATCAGAAGTAGTTCTTGAAACTTCATACGTATTGTTGTAATCAGAACCTACCCCACCAGCATTTAGCAGAACACTCCCGCCACCAGAGTCTGAGGGTATTGAGTCAGACATCAATACAGTGATAGTGTTCTTGTCTTGAATATTCAATACTGTAAACTCACCATTGAACTCAAAGTTCGCTGAACCAAGGACCGTGACCTTTGGCGATATCGGCTTTGTTAAATCATGATCAATCGAAGTAACGACCGTGCCTACTGTGTCTATTCTCGTGAACGATGATATTGGGATTCGTGATTGCGTCTCGACGATGGTGACCACCTTCCCGTCGGAAAGATTGTGTGGTCTGTCCAGTTCTATTTCAAATTCATCTCCCAACCGTTTCATTACACGAATGGAATATGTATCCGTAAAAAACTCAGAGTTGTGTGGCAGATAAACTGCGAGCTGAATAATGAGATCTTCGAGAGTCATAGACCTTCATCCCTGAGCGCATCATCAAAATGCGATTGCGCTTTTGAACCGATTGAATCTACTGCATTTCCCAGCGTAGGGCGAGGAGCCATCTGACCACCTGGAGTCCCAAACTCAAGATCATCAACGTAATCCGGTGCAGCGTTACGCGCGCTCACTGAAACTCCGTACCCGAAATCTGCACCTTTAGAGCCATGAACTTTCCAACTCAATGAACGACGAGCCTTCCCTGTGAGGTCTGCGTGCGTTTCTCCTGGGGCAGAAGACTTATGTACTCTGCCTTTGAACCTATATAGACGACCGGACTTAGAACCATATAGAATCTCACGGTCAGTCGACCGCTTAAGATCCTGCATCAATGAGAACCACATCTGACGAACTGCACGAGTAGACTTCGCACCAATAAGGTTAATCCCCTTCATGATGGTTTCGTTCGGGCTCTCTTTAACTTCAAACATCATATTCTTGCAGCCACGTTCTCTCTACTTCCACGCTTTGAACACACAAGCTTGAGGAACTCATTCTCTTCGTCAAGGTCTTCGGTATCAAGTATGTCAAGCAATGTTCCGTCACCAAGCTCAACCCACATCGTAGTGTTCACTGCGGATTCATAACGAATGTATACGGTATGAGTAATTGGAATATCACTTGTCACACCACCAAACATCTCAGTGCCAGACCTTGAAACGACCTTCGCCCAGACATCAATATGATCAGAAAACGCTTCGTCAATATCAACATCACCAAATGAAGGCTCTGCAAGCTCACGATATCGAAGACTAACGATCGTCTTCAAATCACCAATTGAAACTTTCCTTCTAGGGGAGTTGATCCTATTTCTAGACATCAATGCAATTGTCCACGACTATGCCGCATAGTGAATCAGTGATATGAATGGCACCGAAAATAAATATCTTTCTTATCTCAATCTCTTTCCCGACCTTTAGCCCTGGATGATTCCAAGCAAGTATTCCAAGGAACCCATACCTGGCACTACCAATCTTTGCTTCTCCGAACTCAAGCATATTGATTGAATTGCCGAGCCGAGTACGAACCCGCCTATCAATTCCGCATGTCGCAGTGATCGCGTTCGTTATCCCAACAGTGTTCGCAGTGGTGTCAATTGCGGTTATCGCTCCCCCGTCATGCATGATTGAATCGTCTTGCTCAATCTCACATATCTCACCGATAGTAAACTTCCCTGCGTCAGCAACACTCAAAGTTACGCCAGAAGAAACAACTGCTATCAACACAGATTCTTCGTTGGTGCTGTAGACCTTGAAACTACAGGTAGCTCCATCGTTGGTGAAGTCAATCGCGTTGTCCGTAAGGCGATCAACAGGTTTCTCCCATACGATGTTGCGACTTTTATTTATTGGAAATCCCATTAGCTTCCCTCACGCGAAAATGATTTCATGTCACCGCCTGTTGAATCCTCAATGTAGAATCTCCCTTCAACGGATAACTCTTCTTTAAGAGCTCCATCAATTGGACTCATTGAAGATAACTCACCCTCTACAGAATCAGAACTTGAAAGGCTCCCAGATACTGAAACATCTTCTGTGAGATTTCCTTCAACTGAATCAGAAACTCTCAGCTTGCCTTCTATCGAATCAGCTGAGGAGAACTTCCCAGTAACTGACTCCTCACTATCCAAATCTCCCTCGACTGAATCAGAAGCAAATAGTCTCCCTTCCACAGCCTCGTGTTCTGAAAGGTGTCCATGAACTGCTTCCTCTGAGAACAAGTCACCATGAATGTCATGTGGGTCTCTCAGCGCAGGAATAAAACGGACATTGATTACATACGATTGAGTAGCAGAACCACCATGTTCGTCTGTAACTCTTACGGTTACTGCATGTTCTCCGAATTGTAATTCCGTTGGTGTCCAAGTGATTACGCCTGTCGCTTCAACAATGGTCATTCCAGCCGGGGCTACATCTAAGAAGAACCCAGTAATCTCTGACTCTATATCATCTGCAGTCGCATTGTAGACATACAGGACAAAAGTTTCACCTATCGTGATTGGAGTGCTCGTGAAAAATGGATCTGTAAACGCATCGACGTTGTACAAAAGTTCTGGAATAATAGTAAAGAAAAAAGTTTCTTTTGATGCGAATGCACGCTCTCGACCAGCGACTTCATCAAGGTATACTACAACCACATAGCATAGCGGAGACTCTGCGTGTGCCGCCATATACGCTTTCGTTCCTGACAAAAGCCCAACCATCAATTGACCAAAGAAACCTTCGCCGTCGTATGGTTCAAAATGTCCTTGATCAGCGTATGCTGGCATCGCTGCTGTTCCTAACCATGCGTCCCCGAAAAGAACCCCGTTGATAATGTTGTGCGAATCATCAGTGGGTCGCGGGTAATCAGGCCAGGTCGGATAATTAGCAAGTGAGAACGCACCAATCGAATCCCATAGTCCGTCAGGAACCAAAAGTCCTACCGCCATTGTCCATGTTTGATTCCATACCCCAATATCAGCGTTAGTTCTAATCTTGAGTTTGATCCCGTTGAAAATACCAGCAGGGACAGCCCCTGGAGTAAATTTCAGATAGGCGAATTGGACAAAATCGAGTTTAAACTGCCTACCTACCTCAAGCCGAACAGATTCCGGAACAGGAACACCGGTAGTAGTTCCAGCACTAGAATCATCTATGCCGAGAAGAGCTCTATGTATGAATATCGACAACTCGTGAAACCTTTACTGGAACACCATGTTTATTCTTTTCAATTTTATGCGAACTCATTTCTTCGAATAAATCTTCAAGATGCTCTCGATCATTTGCCTTCCATCTATGCTCTTCGGTATCCGGAAAATTCCATTGAGCCAACTCAATCTTATCACCGTTTAGCAGCACAATTTCATTCTCAATGAAGTGATTCATCATTCTGCCCCAGAGCCTTTGCTTTCTAGTTTCACCCCATGGAGCAAACCCCGGCATCGGCATAGCGATGAATCTATCTTTGACTTTCTGTAGCTCGTATATTGAAAAGATACCTTGAACCCTACCTTCATGATATACGACATAGGTTATAACATCGCTCCCGCTAGAGCGATGACACATAGTCACTCCAGGTCGTTTATCTGCAATCTCCTTCAGAAGGAACTCTTGCATTCGAAAAATCGCTAGTCTCCGGTCTTCAGTGGGCGCTCTTGATATGTCAACGAGGCGACACTTCATCTCAGGAATGTCGAAAGCTGCTCCGCTAGACACGAGAAATCCTAAATTGATCGTAATGAATTGAAGCTCCAGAATCTTTGATGTCGTTCTTTCCAGGCTGGAAGTCCCCACGATTCTCATACAAGAATGCGATGTGCTTCAGCAACCCCAATTTCATTCCTCCAATGTACCTTTTCCCTGGATCAGTCGTAAACGTCGCCACAATCGCTCCGTTCCTGACATCGGTATCAGTAGGCCATTCCTGTGATTCCTTCAGGCGTACTTCTGACCATTGATGACCACGATTGAAATACCAAATTGATGTTGCTACGGCGACTGCTGAATCGTCGACAAGGTGTGTGATTGAAGTAACTGTGACAATCGGGGAACGATACAAGCATTGAAGTTCCACAAACTCGTCAACAGTTACTTTCCATGTACCGACGCTGAAGTCACGACTGGTGTATTTCTCACCAGCCGTGACAGCAGCTTTTAGATAGATCGCGAGCAACTCATTCTCAGCTCCAGAACGAACCTTCAGATGCTGCTTCACAACAGCAATATCGATCGGTGGATCACCCTCAGAGGTTCGTTCATAGAACATTACTTATTGCCCCATCCGTTCTGATGCTTGCCTTCGCTCACCTTCTTATCGTCAGCGTTGTCATCAGAATTCGTTTCCGAGTTACTTTTTGATTCACGTTCTTTCAGCACCTGTTCTTCGCCGTCAGTCACATCTGAAGCCGCCCCCTTACGAAGCAATTCTTTCCCTACTTCTTCAGGGACGTTCATGATTGTTGATTCCTCAACGTCTTGATTCGTCGCAATAAAATGCGGACATGCCACATTCGGGTTCGCCTCTCGGAAAGGTCTCAGCGGTATAACCTTCATTTGGTCTCCTTAAATGTCGGAAGTGTGACGCCCTAACGTGCGGAGCCCAATCACGGTCAAACGGACGCCACACAACCGACACAAACTATCAGGTAGTCGGGACTCGTTTCGGGTTGCCGAGAACGATGACCGCACCAAAGATCATGGAAGTGAAACCGACCGTCTCAATCGAACTGAGGCGGATCCATTCCTTCTTACCGATGTATCCCATGCGCTTCGTTGCACCGTCGTCAGTTGCAGCGAGCAACCTGAGGTCCAGCTCGACACCAATCAAATCCGCATCTGCGACAGCAGAGAACGTATCGGGTGAGCCGCTACCGTCGTCATCAGCTTCATCAAGCTGAAAGTCCGCAGTACCAGTTCCAAGAACACCTGCATTCACAATCACTACCGCTGATTCGAAACCCTTCGTACTGATTTCTGAACCGACATTGATCGCTGCATATACAGCAGGCTCAATTGCAGTGAATTCTTTCACTTGCGTCGTCAGATCATATTCCATCTTACGATTACCTCTTCCTTTGATATCGTTAGAAAATCTAACGATGATAAATGTGGCCGGTCAGCTAACATGACCTGAGTAACTGACCGGCCTGGTTCACCCCCTCAGGTGATCATGCGGCGCACTTGAGAAGCTTGATCGCTTCGTGGAGCACGATGATGCCTGTGTTCCAGCGCGCCATCGTGAAGATCACGATGCCGTCACCAGCACGAGTAAACTCGTCACGGATGATGCTGAAGCCAGTACGATCGATGATGGTGTAACCACGTGCGAAATCACCGAATGCGACGGCATAGGCGTTCGCCGCTTCATCGGGCATCGAGTTCGCAATGATGTACGGGAACCCATTGATCGTGTTCGGGGTCGCACCGTTCATACCGGGCTGCCAAAGGAACGCACCCTGCTCGTCGCCAGCAGTGATGGCATCCTCACGCTTCCCACGAAGTGAGGCGAGGACCCGGCGATTGAGAACATAGACGGGGTTGTACCCAGTCTTCAATTCGCCAGTCAGCTTGATCATGTCAGAAACAGAAACCAAAGCCGAAGTGTCACCGGCCAAAGCATCCGCCTGAAGGGTTGCATCCTGTACGATACCGACAGGCTGCTTCACTCCATTACCAACGATGAACCCGTTACCTTCACCGAAGCCGAAAGCTTCGCTGGAGTCCAGGGTAATTTCAGCCTCCATGTTGAACACGCTGTCCATCAGCATGTCCTTCGTGATCGGAGTCTGGAACGTCTGGCGATACGGAGTCACCGTGACGTTCTCGTAGGTCGAAGCACTTTCCGCAGCAGAGCCCGTCTCGCCTTCGTACGTCGCCGTCGGGATCGTGCTACGAATCGACATTTCCATCGACTTGTTGGAGATGGTACGAACGCGTGCGACAGAGCGGAATGGATCAATTTCTGTGATCTTCTTCGTGATCACCGGATCCATCTCGGAGGTCGTCAGAACACCACCATCAACGGCGGAGTCAGTCCGGAGCAAAGCCTTCTGCTCCATCGAAATTCCCTCGGTACCTTCACGGCACCAATCCGTCATGGCCTTGTACTCTTCCGTCGTACTGAATGCTTCGGGCGGAAGACCTGCGTTCTTGTTCCGAGCGAATGTCGCTTCCAGCTCATCAACACGCTTGTTGATTTCGCCATTCTCGACGCCCTTCTTCTCGAGCTCTTCGGTCAGGGACTTGAGCTCGAGCGACTGCTTCGTAATTTCCGAATTCGCAGCCGTGACCTCAGCGCTCTTCGTTTCCCAACCATCGAGAACGACATTCAGTCGCTCTACCTTCTCAGGGTCCATGCGGCTCGAGGCGACTTCCTTCTTCAGCTCCTCGAACGCTGCACCAATTTCATGCGGTTCCATTTTTGAGTTTCCTTCTTTCGAGTTAATAGGTCAGTCGCCCTGCCCTAAAGTACCTCACGGATTTCTGAAAATCCCTTTTCCAGAGCATCCATCAAGGCTTTCGTTTCGTCCACCTCTTCCTTTGCAGGCTTCAGTGGCTCACGACTTCGAACCAAGTATCTCACGGCTGCCTTGCTAAACAAGCCAGTCGCTCGAAGCCTTTGCTCCAAGTCGCCGTCTTCCCAACTCTTCACTTCGTCAAGCCCATAGAAATGAGCCGTCTCGAATGGAGAGTCAATATTCATCTTGGCGAGATATCGTTCAGCCTGAACAATCAACGCCTTCGTTTCTTCGCTCTCGTCCAGCTCCTTGAGTTCAAGTGATGCGTCTCTGACTGCTTGAGGAACAGCCACGAGCTTGCCGTCAAGAACATCGCCGATAAGAAATCGCTCGTCACCGCAAAGAAAAGCATGAGCTCCATTGCCAATGCGGAAAGGCATCTCGTCAATCCGTTTCCTGGCCTCAGCAGACTTGAACTCAAAGTCTGCGGGTGCGATATCAAGTTCGATGAAATCATGAACTAGCCCCTTCACCTCTGTGATTGGCGCGTGCCTGTTCTTCGGCTCATCTACAATACTACCTTCGCCGATAATCGCTTTGTAGATATCACGAGTCGCCGCATTGACTCGATCTCTAACCGTACGGAAACCAATAGAGAAGTCAGTCAACACCCCCTGCTTCACCATCGAGTACAGCTCGCGACCACGCTTCGTCTCGAGGTTCACCTCGCCCTCAACCCACAGACCGATGGCGTCTTCCTTGACCTTGTCGATGGGGAATCCACCAACGGATTCTCCATGATTGTCACAGAGTCGAATCTGGCGATCGCCACGTTGCTTATGTTCAAGGATCGACTCCTTGAACGCACCAGGCATGAATCGGTCTGGCTTCCCATATCGACCGGGCTGGATATCGGGCTTCCAAGAAGCAAGATAACCACGAACGATCCCGACAGGAACACCATTACGAGTAACCTGAGCCCCGGTCTCAAGTACATCAGATGAAAACTTATACTCAATCATATTCATAATCCTAACGTGCCTCTGTGATAAATCCATCGAATGAAGATATTAAATCAATGTTCGTAGTACTTCCGATTAATTGCACCTTCAATATGCCTGGACCATGGAAAACCTTTGGCGGATTATACTCCCGTATCCACCGCTCGTCTGTAGTCACTTCGAAACTTTCCTTATTCGTCCATGCGGTACCGAACACGGCGTTGACCGCTGGATCTTCCATCCACAGAACTTTCCCAGTCGCGCGCAACGCCACTCCAGCAGTCTTGATCAACGCCGCCCTGAGTTGATTGATATGCAAGATCATACGACTTGAGATCCCAAAGATCGTCATTTGAGTTTGACTATTTCCAGCGATTATTGCTGCGGTAATCGTAGAGTCTGGTGCGGCAGCAGTCGCAGTGATATGACCCACATTGAATCCAGTCGCACCCCAAACCAATCCTTTCATCCTGTAGATCATCACATACTCGTTCACAGTATTGACTGGAGTTACTCCGTTAAGGATAACCGTTTCATATGTGTCAAAACGCGAGTCCCAAGATGTCAATCCTCGAATGAAAACTTCCTGTAACCCTAGGCCCGGAGAATCATCAGAAGGACTAGTAGAAACGAGAGAATGAATACGCGCCGCAGTCGGAGCGACTCAAACAATTGTTCCGCCTAGCGCAATGATGGCGACTGAAGCCCCATCATGAACGTCAGTTGGAGCTGCGTCAAGATTATCAGTCTCTCCAAACTTGTTGATCGACCTATTCATTTCTTTTTAATCTTGTTGATGATCCTATTAGGCGTTTGCGAAAGTAACGATTGGTGCCTCTTCTTCAATCTCTCAAGCTGGGTCTGTAAAGCTCTTTGACCACCAGTGTCTTTTCGCTTGAACGCTGAGGAGAACTGTTTTTCAACACTGTCGATCTTCCGTTGTGAATTCGCCAGTTCCTTATCAAGTTTGTCAATTGGAACCTTACGAGTCTGAAATCCTTTCTTTATACCCTTCTTAGTTCGCCCTTTCGGTCGAGGAAAAGTGAAGCCCGGCGGCAATGGAACTGTGATGGTTGCGCCGACCGTTTCTGCTCCCTCTGGAGCGATTGCACCAAGGTCCTCCCTCTTGACCCGTCCCTTCCTGATCTTCGCGATCGCAACTCGATCATAGTAGGCAGAGCAACGACATCGCTGGATGTTGCCCTGCGAAGCTCCGAGGGAGAGATCCCCTGGAAAAAGTAGCTTTTCTCCGCTGACGTCAAATGGCTTATCCGGAAGACGAGCTTGTCCATCTGCTCTGAGATGATTGAATGCTCCAACTCTAACACGACTGTCTCCAAGTGAGTCCCATATCTTGATCTTCTTTTCGCCTGCTGCCTTTAGCTCCAGATCGGTTTCGTCACCGAGAAGGACGGCTGCTTCCACGAGCTTCGCAAATTCCGCTGACCATTGCGTCTCATAGATAGAGATTCCGTGAGAGCGACCTGCAAGCATACGTTCAAGGTTTGCACCTGCAACTCCAGCAACCTGTCCACGTGAAGCAGTGGGGTGATCTCGTTGCGCACGTCCGATCGCTTGCTCAATGTTCTTTTGAGTCGTGCGAAGAATTCTCTGACTCTGATCATCTACCCGTTCCCCGTAATGGAAGCTCAACGTGCGATTTACGATCGCCGATTCTTCTCTCGTTATCCCTACCGCTTTCGGAAGCACACCCCGAATATCGTCCTTGAAAATGTTTCCGACTTTCCGATAATGCGGAGCGAGCATCTGTGGGATATCGTCTGTCCCTGTGACATCAAGTACCGATCCGCTTTCTCTATACCTTGCTTCAACCGAACGCACCACCTTCGTATTGAATCTCACCAACTTAGTATGAAGTTGAAGTTCAGCTGTCCGTTTCCTCCGAACGTCGATCTGAGTTTGTCTTCGTGGCGCGGCCATATTTCACAGAAGCTCGTCAATGCCAAAGCTAACCTTAACGTCAGCCCCGTTGGTAGTTTTCCACATACTGAAGAATGCTCCAGGTGGAACAAAAATCCCACGAAGAGTGGCTACACCACGACTTTGATTTGCTCGCATAAAAAAGTGCTTAGGGCTTGTCGGGGCATTAATAATCAATAGATGCCCTGGTCGAATAATTGTCTGTAGCGCGACTCCGGGCTCCGAAATTACGAGTGGCGTAATCGCTGCGTCCGGTTCGTCCATGTCAGGAGAAGCAGAGACATACCAAGCGTAATCGAACGAATCCATATCAAGCGTATGGATCATTACTCCACGGGAGCTAGCATGTGACGCGATGTCCAGACCTGCAAGCCGACCAACAATCCCAGTAAGATCAATCCCGCCAAAAATACGAATAAGGTTTCCGAAAGGGCGATTCATGAGGCAACCTCGTCAATAATGGCTGAATAAGACATTGCGGAATTTACGCTGCTGCGCAAAAACGTCAATGTCCATCCTGGTGCAATGAATAACGGGACCAAAGACCCATCAAACACCCTGCCTTGATTTGAGCGAATAATATAGTCACTTGCCCCAGGCAATGTCCCAGCAGAAATTCTACCTTGACGAATAATCGTTTGCAACGTATGGCCCGGAAGCGAAACGAACACAGGAGTGATAACAGTAATGTTCGCATTAATCAATGGAGAAGCATTAGCCGTTAGTGTCATTCCCAACGAAATGTCAGCATTATCGAACCGACTTACGAAGAGACCCTTTCCGTCAACATGGGCCTCAATTGAACATGCAGAAGTCTCTGCGATAGTTGCAGGCTCCTCAGAACTGAAAAAGAATCTCGCAAGATTTCCAAGAGGGTAAGACATGTTAATCCTTCGTCAATACGTCTATGATAAAACTACCTTCAAGCTCGTCAGTGACAGTAGTTTTAATGAACATGAGATAATACGTCGGCGGAACATACATCGGTGTGCGCGGACCCATTATAGAAGGGGAGATTGATGTATTATTATGCCTAAAAGGGCGATCACCTTCAAGTCTTGTATATCCACCGATGACACGACCATGACCAAATATTCCAGCAGTATCGAAATTAGGATCTGACTTAAACTTCGGTGAGCCACTGATCGTGTTAGTAAGAAATGCACTGCTCGTTAGCTTAACGACTACGTCTACGATATCGGTGAAATCGTAATGATAAACAAGTATCCCACGCGAATCGCTCGGAGCAAAGAAAGAAATTCCAGCACTGGCTCCGACAGCATTATTATCAATAGAAGCCAACATAATTCGTACAGCAGAACCAAAAGGGCGAAGATTCATTATTCATCACCTCCAAATAGAGGTGCTGGTGGAAGAGGTTTCGTGGGTTCCGGTGGATCGCCGATGATATCAGAAGCTTCGTTCATACTCATACCGAAAGCTTTCGACATGATCAGAACTGCACTCTGCTTCGAAAGATCGCCAGAGCCAACGGAAGTGACTAGCCCAATCATGGAAGTAACTTGCGCGCCGTTCAATAGGGCTGATGGATCCCCTAGCGATTCGGCGTCATCGTCATCAACCTCCTCGATGGGGTCTGGTGTAGTCTCAGTGAGATCAAATAGATCTGCGTCTTCGTCAAAGACGTCTGAACCATCAGGGACCATTGAACTTTGGACATAGAGAATATCACCACCCTCTGTGTCCTCACGACCAAGGATCCCACGCAACTCATTGCGAGATTCGATGCCGATTTTCTTACGAATCTCGATCTCTCCAAGAGTCCGCATCTTTAATGTCGTAATCTGCTCTTGATCAACTGTTAGTCGCCATTCCCCCATGTCCATCCCGTATCGCGGGAATAGGAACTCAGCGAGCCCACCTAACAAGACCTTAGCGAGAGGAAGAACTCCATCGTCATAAAGCGCTAGGATTGCGACTTCATAATTATTCATCGTGCTCGCTGAAAGCGAAACTAGAGGAAGTGGTACTCCGTAAACGAGAGCAAGCGTCTGCTTAATCATTTCGTGGAGGTTAGCGAAATCCATCTCCTGATTCGTCGCGCCAGCCTGAATGATCTGGAGCTTACTTCCTGCGCTGACCCCTACAGTACCAGCCCTCGCTGCTCCCCCGTATTGCTGCTTCGTACGGAGCTTCGTCTCTCTGAAATCGTCTTCATCCATATCTTCTTCAAAGGCGAAATGAAGTGACATGCGACCGCCCTTCTCAAGGATGGATACGTTATGCTCTGTCCCGAGAATCGCTTGACGAATGTCACGAGAAGCAGACTTCAAAAGCGACTGACCACGAATCCTGGAACCCCGGTCCGTAGCATAGTCGCGGATCATCTTGAACTCACGAACATTGTCTCGATCAAAGAAACGTAGTTGGCGCTCAATGACCTGCTGCGAGTAAACGTCGTTGAAGAAAAGGCCGCCAACTTGATAGATCGAAGGTAATCCGTTTCCACCCTCAACCGGAGAAACATCCGATGGACTAATCGGGCTCAACTCCAACGGGGGGCGTGTCGGATTGCCAGAAGCGACCATAGTCGTTTCGCCTGTGATGAGGTAGTGATTCGCCATCGTCTTGAGAAACAACTGCTGTGAGAAACCTGGTGAGGGATTTCGCATGAGATCAAGGAGAGGATGGTCGCGAATAACCTTCCCTTCCTTGATGTTGAAGAGCACTGGCTCAATGCAAGAGAACGGTTTCGAAATCTTGTTTATTGGAATGCTGACGAACGAAGACTGGTCATAGAGACCCATCGCAGCCTGAGCTGAATGGGCGTTCGTATATCCATACTTTATAAAGTCAGACGCTCCCTGACTCAGGTTCACATCGTATGATTTCTGCTCTTGGACTGGGATAGAACCAATCTCTAAATCATTCGAGAACCATTCGGCGATTGGATTCATCGCGTCACTAGATTTCTAGAGATAGCAGAAGTAGCCCACATCTTCGCTTCTTCAAGTTTCGTCATCATAATAGACTTCTCCCTACAATCAGGCATGAGCCTATTCAAATCTTCCGCAAGCTCAATGAACTTGTCGGTAATATCTTCCTTGCGAGCGGCACCTTCGCGAGTCGTTTCATAATACGTAAATCGATTCTCAACGTCGTTCATATCTGGGCTCCAAGTTTCGCAGACAAGAACATATGCGCTTGAGAGGATGCGTCGACCATATCCTTGAACTTCCCTCTTGGGAATCTAGTATGTTCCTTGATATACGCTGCAGTCCACGGTCTTCGCAGAACTACGACGTCTCCATTCTCTACGGTCGTTGCCCACGGTTCTGCACGAGTGACCTTATCGCCTGTCACTCGATCAATCTTGACTTTGAATCCACGGAGGTTCCGAACGGTAGCCTGAGCAGATTCTTTCCCGCCTGAGCCTGGCTCCTGCTCAATCGAAACCCATACTTTTCTTCCATCACACTCGGCGTTCTTCTTGATTCGCTTTTCTCGCTTAGGCGCTTCCTCTTGAAACGCATCGCAATCAATAACAGCAACCATCCCATTCTGGAGATTCGCCATCAACACTCCAGCGGTTCGAGCTCCTCCGCCAACGGTGCCAGCTTTATCCCATGCTCTCCATGCCTTCTTGATCGGCGAAGGTAGAACGTCTACGACCAAGAAGCTTTCTTTCTTGAACATCCCTCCAGCACGAGCTTGCGGTTGCTGCTGGAACTGGGAGGACCATGCGTAATCGGTTATCTCTCCCTGAATCTCCACTACTGCTCTCGCGCTGAACCGTTCGGGGCAGAGGAGCTCGCCTTCCACTGTGCGAGGATCCTTGAAACCAAGTGATGTTCCTTCGTCTACCACCTCGTCTTCTGCATTCTCAGAGCCTGTCGCGACAACCTTCAATGAGCACTTATGAGCGAAGTCAACGATGCACTTCGGGTCATACTCCATCGCAAGGTTCAGGTGTTCATAACCCATCTCTGTCAGGGCTTCGTTCGTGGCATCATCAAAGTGAACACGCTGCATGATGTAGATAATCGCACCAGTCTCGCGATCGTTCAAACGAGTGGGAAGCACCTCTCGGCAATACTCAATCGTTTCCTTCCGCCTCGGTTCTGATTCGCCATCTGCTACGTTATGCGGATCATCAAATGCTATGATGTCTCCGCCTTCCCCTGTTGCCGCCCCTCTGGTTGAGATCGCCAATCGATAACCTGAGTCTGTGTTCTCATAACGCTGCTTTTGGTTTTGGTCGGACGCTAGTTTGATATCAGTCCCCCAGTAACCTTGCATCGATGAGAAGTAATCGCTCTCAAGGATCTGCCTTGACTTTCTCGCGTCTCGTGTGGAGAGTGGTTGATGGTAGCTTCCACAAAGCCACCGGAGGGACGGCTTCTCAATCCATGACCACACTGGAGCCATCACAGTTGAGACAGTAGACTTGCTCATTCTCGGAGGTTCGTTGATAACTAGTCGTCGAAGTTCCCCTTTGATTGCTGCTTCAATGTGCTCACACTTCGCATCAATGTGCCATCCGCCAATAAACTTCGTAGCGGGCTCAATGACGTGCCAATGATTCTTAACGAAATGGCGGAGCTTCTTCTTAGAAAGCTCCGCCTTAATCGCGAACTGGTCACTGACAATGTCAAGTGCTGCGCTCAATGAGCTAAATCCTATCGATTGTCTTTCCAGAGTCAGACATCAGAAAACAAGCTCTTTCTGGGACGATCCACCACTCAATCTCTTTCCCGCGAGTAATGGCAAGTACATTTCCAACGCCTTGTTTCGGTTGACCCTTGAAATCAGTCATAATGAAACAATTCGGCCACTTTGAATATCCATT